TTTCTATCTTTTCCAGAAAGCTCATTAACAGCATCACGAATAATACCTTGTGCTCCCACATGTTCTACGTTAGCCCTCCGCATTGGTTGATATTCTTTTGCATACTGAAATATCTTTCTTGGCATATCATATAGCGGTATATGCTCATGGAAAATATCTATTACATAGATATTTTTATCGCTATCAATACCAGCAACAACAATAACCTGGTAGTCATGTTGGGCGGAAGACTCATAAGCCAAGTCCACACCCATATAAACGTTAACAGGGATTGCATCTTCTTTCGTAATAATATAAGCTTGATTGTTTTTTGCTTTAAATTGCCCATCGAAATAATTAACCTTATCTATTTTAAACTTAGCACTTTCAAGATCGCGTGCATCATTCATATATTCTTGAGCAAACTTATGTAATTGCCCTACATATTCATAATCTTTTCTTATACTAGCTATCTTTTCTTTAGGAAAATAAGAAGGCCATAGGGGCTTATCTCCCTCTATAACTCTATGGAATACCATTTCCCAAGTATAATCCTCTCCGCTTTCTTTTGCTTCTAAATAACCATCGTATATTCCTTGAAGCGCTGAATCATAGTGAACAATAGTTCCGATTAACCATATAGAACCTTCATTTCCCTTAGATTCCTCAAGTGCGGGATACACAGTAGACATAAGCCATTCTTTAATTTCCTTACGTCTTTCAGGAGTCTTTGTATTTAATTCAGATTCAAAGTCATCAAGTATAATTTTTGTATATCTAAGTCCAAGTTCTGATCTACCGCGAAGTCTTTGGCTAGTACCTTTAGCTATAATCCTATCTCCCTTAGATGTAGTAATTTCTTTCTCAGTCCATTTAGGCCCAGCCATATCACCAAAGTAATAATTTAATGCTGGATTAAACTCTATATGACTTTTAATATATTTAAGATGGTCTACAGCCTGACCTTGTTCTTCTGATACCCAGGCAGCAAATTCATTCTTTCCCTTTGGGTTAAAGCATATCCTATGAAGAAGAGCAGCTTTTGCCATTGTAGATTTTGTATGACCACGAGGCAATACAAGACAAAGTCTTCTAATCGTATTATCAAGAAACAGGTCTCCAACTTCATAATGAAATGGAGCTGGCTTTGATTTCATGAAATCATCTGGAAGAAACAGTTGTCCAAATGCTATCAAATCTTTTGATACCATATTCAAGACTCTTTCTTTCTCGTCTAAATCATTTGGTATTATGTTGAACTTTTCTATTGTACCAATCTCCATTAGGTATTTCTTCAAATACGTTTACCATCTTAAGAAGCTCTGGGCCAGCTACGTAAACCCAAGCTTTTTGTTTTTTACCAGAATCTAATTTCACATCAACCTTAACTCTTTCATAAAGACCAACTTTAATGCCTTCATATAAATCATACTGAGCTAAGTCTTCACTTGTAACGTCATGTATCTCGACTACAGTTCCACCTCCTTGATAGTCTTGTATCATTGCAGGAAATCTTTGATGCCCTGGATAAACAAGCGATGTATTTTTTATTCTTCCAATATTCTTATTTCCATTTCTAAGCGTTCCGTAAACAGCTAGCTTCACTTCTTTACCTTTAATTTCTTTTTGGGCTTAGTTACTTTTGAAGCCTTTTGCTCCTCTATCTTCATAGATTCTACATAGAAGTTATTTGGAGATTCTTTTTCTCCTATAACCTTTTTAACAATACTTTTAACGCTACTATCATTTATAGCATATGTCTCCAAACACTCCTTCAATTCCTCTTCTTTTAACTGATCATGAACTTTTAACACAAGATCAAATTTAACTTCTTTCATTATGATTCTCCATAGTTGTTTATTAATCCCGGCATCTTTATTTCAAAGTCCTCATCGTAAGATGAAAAACATTCGCAACACTCTACCGAGAAATAGTCTTTTGAAACATTATACCATACAGATGCATATTCCGACATAGGGAATCCACATATGAGGCAATCTTTATTTTTCAACTTCTCTCGAAGCTTCAATGAGTTTTTTCGAATCTCCGCCCTGGATAGCATCTAACTGCTCCTTTGTAAATCCTTGAAACAATGTAACAGACTCAGTTCTCTTCTCAGTATCCATCATACCACTAATCTGCATCAATGTTTTAAGAGCTTGAATCTTATCTTTATCCTGAGATCCGTTGTCATCGACAACTTCTTTCATTTTCCCAAGTAAGTAAAGCGGCGTAATCTCAGCCTCATGCAATACTTTGTCTACTTCTTCTCTAATCAAATTCTTGACCCTTTCAGTACTTAATAGTATTTTACCCTGATAGTCTGCGTATTTTTCGTTATTGGTTGGATATGCTTTCATAAAGGCTTCAGCTATACCATCGCCTTGCGCTACATATTTAGCAAACAGGAATTCTCTTCTAGTAGCTTTCTTTCTATCTATCTTCTGTCTATACGGAGAAATATTATTAGAACCAAAAGAATACATATTCTTTCTTAATTCTCCAGACATCTCTATATTATCCCTGCAGACAAAAGTGCCAATAGCTGTCCTAACGTAGTTATTACACACGCCCGTAGACTGACTATTCTTAAGCTCACCCCGCCTTAGAACTTGACAGACTTGTCCGTCGTCAGTCGTTACCCAGCTACCTTCAGTGCCGTCCCTCCAATTGCGAGTTAAATTCTCGTCAGGACAGTATTGGCGAAATTCATCTTCATTACTATATACCCTATGCTCAATGTTCTTTATTTTTCGAACTAGCATATATTATAATATAACGCTTAAATAGGCTTTTGTCAAGGTTATCTAGCCACACTTCTTAATTCTGTTTTATTTGTGCCTAAGCCAGTCTTACTCCTAATAAAAGGAGAATGACAGCCTCCACACCTATAAACAGGAAATTCGTTAGAACTTGTAAAGTATGTAGCATCCGATGGTTTTAGGTTCTTACTTCCACAAGTAGGACAAACGCTATCATCCATCAATACACCTAGATTTGGATGATTCTTTATATATGGTCTTAGTTTAAGATAAACTTGTTCTAAACCAACAACATCCCTTTTATTGTATTTAAGCATATTATTCAATGCATCCTTATTTCCATTCATGCAATCAACCCACAATTGAAAATCGGTTTTAAGTTTTTCATCTAAACCAAATGTCTTTGTAAGAAAATCTTGCTTATTAGAACTAAAAGCAAATTCTTTTCTTGCAATCTTCAATGTGTCTATTGATTTATATGGAGAAGGTGGATTCATATTATTAAGTATGAATCTTGCATTAAGTTTCCTTATATCGAATCTATCACCATTATGAGCAATAACAATATCAGCTTCATCTAATAATTTCCATATAGAAGTTATTATTCTTGAATCATCCCTTGCTAATGTTTCTTTTGGTGTAACTATGTCAGACATAACATTATCATCATATAACCATTTAGCAGCCCAAGATAGTATATACCATCCTTTTTGAGCGCCATTGTCATCTCTAACCAAGTTAGTAGGTGGAACATATTGCTTTCCAAAAGCCCAAACCCATACAGGCATAGGTGTAGTTTCTATATCAAATAGTAATATCTTAGGAAGAACAGTAAGATCAGATACATCTGTCGGTCTTGTCCATCCCATAGATTCTATTTTTCGAGTAACTGATTTATATGTACGCATAAAACCAGCATTGTCTAACTCATAACATATATCACGTACACTCTTCATTGTCCTAGTATATTGACTTAGAATCTCTATTTCAGCTTTAGTCCACTTCATGATAGTCCCTTTCTTTTTTTTCCCCGATTAATTAAGAACCAGCTTGCTTTAAGCACAAGTCTTAAGATTAATGATTCTATATAAAGAAACAGTGTTTTCATTTTCCCCACACTTTCTCCGCAACGAGTTGTGCGATTACTCCGTATACCGATAAATCTTTAAAAGCATCCATATAGGTTTCACCATTAACAGCATTATTGCCTTTATGCTTTAATACTATATTCTTTAACCTATTTACTTTATCATTCATTCGGATTACAAGAGCTGTCAATGCAAGCATTCTATCTTCATCATTATCGAGATCACCACCAAGTGTGATATTCTGGCTACCATAGTCATATTGCTTACGACAGAACAATTCATATTGTTCATCAATAATATTTTTAAACCTATCCATCATAATAGGATAGTTCATTTCAATATTACTTATTACTTCTCTACTTTTTTCCATAAGTACTCTCCTACTCCTAATTGATGAAAACCATTAGCAAGACTTTCTATAAGCCCTTCATCATGGTCACAACCAGTATTTACGAGAATCACATGAATTACTTCATGTAAGAAAGTTTCGTTCCTTCTTGATGTAACAAGCTTCTCATCTAGGAATATCTCGCATGTACGAGGATTATTCATTCCAAATAAG